TGCCAAGCAGCTGGGTGTCACAGGCGAGATGCTTACACGCTTTATCGACTGGGACGAGAACATCAAGCGCCTAGAGGCGATACCCCACCTGTGTACGGACGAGGAGCTGGTCATCCACTGTATAGCCACCAAGGTTATCGTGGACAAGTACCGCGCCACGGCATGGCCGGTGGTGGGGTTGTGGAACCTGTGCGGGTCGCTGATCGAGCGCAGCTTGTATGGTGGCAAGGAGTACACCCACAAGTGCCTGACTTTCAAGAAAGAGCAAATCGTACTACCAAATGGCATGAGCCTGCTCTATCCTGACTTGACCCCGGAGAAAGATGCCAAGGGGCGTGTGCAGTGGACATACGGCCCAGAAAAGACTAAACTGTACGCTGGCAAGATCGTCAACAACATCACACAGGGCACCGCCCGCATCGTGATGACTGATGGGATGCTACGTACACAGAAACGGTATTTCGTCGCTGGTACGGTGCACGATGAACAGATTGTCGTCGTGCCGGATGACGAGGTGGAGAGCGCTAAAACTTGGGTTTTGGCGCAGATGACTATGGAGCCTTCATACATGCCGGGCATACCGCTCGAGGCTGATGTCGGTGCCCATAGGCGTTATGGGTTAGCTAAAAACTAGAAAGGACTAAGCAATGCAGCTACCAAAGAAAGTGCCCATCGGCAGGCAATGGTACAAAGTGGAGCAGCCCAAGCTCATGTACCGCTACGGCGTGATGGGGGATTGTGACTATGCCAACCAAACGATTCGTATCGCAACACACAGCAGCCGAACGGGTAAGCCGTTTACCAAAGTGCAGCGCAGCGAGACGTTTTGGCACGAGTTGACGCACGCTATTCTGTACGACATGGGGTCGAAGCTGTCGCGTGATGAACGGTTCGTAACCAAGTTTGCATATCGTCTACGCAAAGCCATCGACCTAGCGAGGTTCTAATGCCTGACCATGTAGTCTGGAGCCACTCGGCACTCAAAGATTTTGAGAACTGCCCACGCAAATACCATCAAACGCGGGTGCTGAAACTGCACCCTTTCGAGGAGACAGAAGCCATACGCTACGGCAACGAGCTGCACAAAGCCGCTGAGTTGTATGTAGCCGAGGATAAGCCTCTGCCCCCGCAGTTTGAGTTTGTTAAGCCAACCATCGACGCCCTTGTGGCTAAGCCCGGACGCAAACTAGCCGAGCAAAAGATGGCGCTTACTATCGACCTGAAGCCGACCGACTGGTTTGCCAAGGACGTATGGGTGCGGGGCATTGCCGACTTGCTCATCCTCGACGACGACAATTTCACGGCGTGGGTGGTCGACTACAAGACAGGTAACAACAAGTACCCCGACCGCGACCAGCTCAAGCTGATGTCCCTCATGGTCTTTGCCAACTACCCACACATCCGCAAAGTTAACTCAGCCTTGCTGTTTGTGGTCAAAGAAGATATGGTTAAGGTCAAGATGTACGTCGAACAGTTTGACACTGGTTGGCAAGACTATCGGGAGCGGGTGGCAAAAATCGAAGCGTGCGTAGCCAACGACGTTTGGAACCCCACGCAAAACCCTTTGTGCGGTTGGTGCCCATGCACCGGCTGCGAGTTCAACAAAAAGAGGAAATAGTCATGACACAAACGAACGGCAAGCGTGACTACAAACACGCATACAAATTACAGAAAGCCAGCGGCGAAACCAAAGACCAGCTCGAACGGCAGCGCGGACGTCGCGCCTACGATAAGGCTGGGATCAAGCGTGCAGGCGAAGACATTGACCACAAGACGCCAATTCGTAAAGGCGGCAAGTCGACTCCAGGCAACATGCGACTGCGAGCGCGACGCGCTAACCAAAGCGATAACGGCAAAGCATAACAACAAGAGACTAAGCAATGGAAATACTAGAAGACAAAACAATCGTTATCACCACCCGAAACCCAAGCAAGTACAACATCATCCCCAAGAGCAAGGTGCTTGAGAGCGCAGGGGATAAGCATCGCGTAGCGGTTTACTGGGGGCTAGACGAAGCCCGGGTGCTCAAGAATCTCGGCGTCAAGAACGTACCGTCCCCCATCATCAAGCGCTACGACTGGCCCGGGCGGTTCAAGCCTATGGCGCACCAAGTCGATACTGCCGCGTTCCTGACCCTGCACCGCAGGGCTTTTGTGTTCAACGACCCCGGCACCGGCAAGACACTATCGGCGTTGTGGGCGGCTGACTATCTGATGAAGCGTGGCGAGGTGCGCAGGATGCTGGTGCTGTGCCCGCTGTCGATTATGTTCTCGGCATGGATGGGTGACATTGCCAACAGCGTGATTCATCGCTCGTGTATCGTGGCGCACCACCATCAAGCAGCCCGTCGCATCGAGATGATTCAGAGCGACTACGAGATTGTCATCACCAACTACGAAGGCTTGGCTTTGATGGCAGACGAGATCAACGCCGATGGTAGGTTCGACCTTATCGTGGTGGACGAAGCCAACGCCTACAAGAACGTCCAGACCAATCGCTGGAAGGCCCTAAACAAAATCGTAAGGGCAGACACCCACCTGTGGATGATGACGGGTACACCGGCAGCGCAGTCGCCTGTCGATGCCTACGGCTTGGCTAGGCTGGTCAACCCCACGGGCGTGCCTCGGTTCATGACTGGCTGGCGTGACAAGGTGATGTACAAGGCGACCCAGTTCAAGTGGGTGCCAAAAGAAAATGCCAAAGAGCAGGTACACGAAGCGCTGCAGCCGTCCATCAGGTTTACCAAAGACCAATGTCTTGACCTACCACCGGTGCTGACTACGACGCGTGAGGTCGAGATGTCGCCGCAGCAGAAGAAATACTACAACCTGCTCAAGGAGCAGATGGTGGTGCAAGCCGCAGGCGAGACCATCACGGCAGTCAACGCAGCCACGGCGCTCAACAAGCTGCTACAGATAAGCTGCGGTGCTGCCTACACCGACGACAAAGAGGTTGTGGAGTTTGACGCCAGCCCAAGGCTGTCGGTGCTGCGCGAGATTCTGGTCGAGACCAGCCGCAAGGTTCTGATATTTGCCCTGTTTCGCTCAGCCATCGAGACAATCACAGAGTCGCTAACCTCGGCTGGCTACAACGTGGCACAGATTCACGGCGGCATCGGGGCGTCTAAGCGTAACCTGATTATCAGGAGCTTCCAGACCGAGCCAAACCCACAGGTGCTGGTCATGCAGCCACAGGCGTCTGCCCACGGGATTACCCTAACAGCCGCCGACACCGTGGTGTTCTACGGCCCCCTGATGAGCGTGGAGCAGTACATTCAGTCGATAGCCCGGGCTGACCGCAAGGGGCAGGATTCTGATAAAGTAACCGTTGTCCATATCCAAAGCAGCCCCATCGAGCGTAAAATGTTCAAGGCGCTGACGGCTCGGGTAGAAGACAACCACCTACTGACCAGCATGTTTGAGAGTGAGATTTCTGAATAAAAAAGGGGTTGCACCCAAAACGCAAACCCCTTATAATTGTCAAACAATAGACAAAAAGGACTAAGCCAATGGACGACATTGAAAACACCGAGGCCCCGCTGCCTCTAGACAAACTGGTTCGTATCTACCGCAAGATGCGCGACCACATTCAGAAGATGGAGCGCGACCACGAAGCCGCGTTGCTGCCGATCAAAGAGCAGCACGAGGCGGTCAAGCAAGCCATCAAAGACCAAATGTTGACGCTGGGCACGACCTCTGTGCGCACGCCAAACGGCACCGTTACGTTGAGTACGATGCGCCGATACTCCACCAACGACTGGGACAGCTTCAAGACCTTTATGGTTGAGAACGAAGCCATCGACCTGCTGGAGCATCGCATATCGCAGACCAACATGCGGCGGTGGCTAGAAGAAAATCCCGGGCTCGTACCTCCGGGTTTGAACTCCAATGCGGAGTATTCAGTTTCGGTACGCAAACCCTCTTAGGAGTTTTTTCATTATGGGTAACATTGTTGAATTCAATCCCACGAAGCTACCTGCTCGTATCCGCGAGCGCGAAGGTGGCGCATCTGAGTTAACCCGGTCGCTGGCTGGTGGTGGCACCGGCGGTGCTGCGACCAAGCGCATCTCCATCCGTGGTGGTGTGTTTCGCTTGCAAGCCGGTAGCAAAGAAATCGGTGCCATCGAGGACAGACACCTCGACGTGGTTATCGTCAACGCCGCCCCCAAGGTCGGGCGTAAGTTGTATCTCGGCGCGTATGACGCCAACGCTGCCCCTAGTGGCCCGGACTGCTGGTCTAACGACGGCGATAAGCCCGACGCCTCTATCGAGTCGCCGCAGTCAAGCAACTGTGCCGAGTGCCCACATAACGTGGCTGGCTCGGGTGCTGGCAACAGCCGCAAGTGCCGGTTTGAGCAGCGCATCGCTGTGACCCTGCCCGACAACATGGACGGCGACGTCATGCAGATGATTGTCCCGGGCGCTTCGTTGTTTGGTAAAGGCGAGGGCGACAAGCTGCCCCTGCGTGCCTACGCCAAGTACTTGGCGGGTAACGGCATCGAGATCAACGAGGTGGTAACGCAGATGCGTTTCGATACGTCTGCCCAGTCGCCCAAGTTGTTCTTTAAGCCGGTGCGCTTTTTGGACGACGCGGAGTATGCGGTTGCTTCCAAGCAGGGTTCTACCGACGCTGCTAAGAAGATGGTCATGATGACCGCCTACCAGGGCGACACCGTTACCGTACCCGACGCTCCCAAGCTAGAGGGCAAAAAACCAGCCAAGGCTG